AAGTAAAGCAATATTCCGTGGTCGCGTTTCTGACCCTCCTGATACGCCTCCGTAAATCTCACCGCCTAACCCGACTGTTGATAGCTCGGCACCATAAGTTATAGAATTGCCTATATCAGCATTTGCTGATCTATAAGGGCCAAAAGAATGGCTATGTGCCGCCATCATATCCAACTGATAAGAACCCAATGCCCGACCCGTATCAACTCCTCGCCCATCATCCCAGCCGCGCAAGAACTCTCCACGCAAATCCGGCAAATTAAATGTAGTTTTACCGTCTCCTGCACCAAAGGTAGTACCAATGGCAGCAAACAGGTTGGCATAAGTTATCCGTGATATTTCAGCACCATTAGCTTTTACCCAGCCTGTAGGCGCAGTTGACATGGCAAAAAACTGAACCGCACCAGATGGCGTAGCATTAATATCTGCGCTGCCATCAAACTCAACTCCATTGATTCTGCGTGTCGTCTGTAGCTTTGTAGCTGTATCTGCATTTACACCAGCACCAGCCAGAATCGTCCAGCCTTCGGTGTTTTGGTTAGGGTTATTAGTATTGTTATCGCTGATTGAAATAAATAACTTGGTATTATCATCTGAAATCAGGATAGCTCCGGTTTGGTAACCGCCGAACGAATCAGAATAAGCCTTGTCAAAATAGAAAAAGCCACCTTTTTGCAGATGCACAGCAGTATCAGATAAGGCATTAAAGATGCCGTTAAAATCCATGCCTTTTGGTGGCAAACCTCCTGATTCGACTGGCTGCATGGTTACATTCGGAAAACCATCGCTCCATGTTGCGTCTTCGGGATCTTGCCCTGCCTGTCGCGTGTCATGAATGCTGTTTTTACTGCCATTTACAGCGAATGGACGTGGAATTAATACTGGATTTTTACTCATGCGAAACTTCCTTGATTGAATGGTTGAAAACCTGTTCCGGAAAAACCAAAAATCCCCATTGGCGGAGATTCTCGGTAATCGATTAATACTCCGCTTGGTCGGGGCAATAAGCCTAAGTTGTAAATAATGTGTCGTTCGAATTTATTGGGAATAAACTCAAAAAAATACCGGCCTTTCATGTGGCCGGTAATTAAAAAGTACACGCGCTTATCTGGGAATATCATGCGCAGGTATTTATTGATATTCGGCGCAGTAGCATTAAGGATATTTGCCGCAGCTTTAATCATGATCAGTGTGCGAAAACGTTCATCTGACAGTCTGTATGCACTGAACCGCGCGCCCGCCGAACTAAATGGCCGGCTATTAAATGGCTGAAATGATTGCGGGCTGGTTTTAAAGCCGAACGCTTCAACATCATCTGGCGGAATGCTGATATTGCGATTTACGCCAACAATCCGCCCCCAGATATCCAGCCCGAATCCCTGCGCTGTCTTTATATTGAATGCAAGCTTATAAAAATCAGCAATTGATTTTGCCGGGTCGATGCAATCATTAATACTGGCAATCAGATTGCAGATAATCGGGCTGTTTGCGTACTGCGACATCAATGTATCTTGGATATTTTTCATGCGATTTTTATCTGATAAATGGTTGTAGTCGGAAATTCATCAACGCCCATATTGAGTATATCAACCCATTCTGTGTCATTTTTGCTGATGCGCAATGAAATAACACTTAAATGAGGGATTGCGGCTGCTACAGGGCAGATAAACTTGGAGGCAATAACAGGTTGGCCTATGGCTGCTTTGGTAGCACCTGTGGCAAATCCTTTGGTAATCGCAGCTTTTATCGCTTCGCTGTCCTGATGGGATAATGAATCTTTATCATCAACCGTTACCTGAAAAAAAACCGGCACAATGGCCGGCCGTAAAAATTTAACTGTATAAGTGGGTGGTCGTACGGGGAAATTCTCCGTATCAGCAATAATGCATTCTGTGTTGCCGTTAAATGAACAACCCGACCCTGCCTTATTTAAAATGGTGCGGGCTATTGCTTCATCATTTCCTCCCACTACCGACACAAGGATACTGTTGCGAATAACCGGATAATTGGTTACGCCTACGTTAATCGTCTCATCGGTCGGGTTGTCAATTACATAAACGTCCTTTACATCAGGCAAATCAGCCACTGCGCCATATGTCGAGGCATTGGTGTTTTTGCTATTGATGGCTACTGATGCGTGCCGTCGCTTTTCAAAATCAACGCGGCTTTCTTCGTTTACGCCAGCAATTGCCGCATAGGGATTGGTAATCCGGTCTAGTCCGGCAATTGCTTTTGGTATGGTTGTTATCGTATCCGGCGCAGCATTAATATTCCCCGAAGTTGTGCATTGAGCCTGTGCTATGGCTTTACCGTCGCTGCCGATAACCGTTTTATGGGTTATTTGCCACGTATTGCTATTATCGTCATTAAACGATGTTCCTGCGGCGATAATTGTGCCAGCTAAGCCGGTTAGTACTAACTCAACACTGGAATGTGTTGCCATTTTGCGGGTCATGAAGTAAATATAGCCCAGTCCGTCCTGCCATATCCCCTGCGCGTAACGAGGGTCAAACTGGTTTAACAGGTTGATCATCTGGTTGCGCTCATCTGTGATGATGGCTGCTAATGATGTAACCAACTGCCCTTGCGGGGTGTTCATGGCTGTGTTTAAATCTTTGCCAAATGCCGCTTTAAACATATCCCACAGCCCACCAATCACTTCATCTGTGGAGGGGGATAAAATGCCGTTATCAGTTATCTGTAATTGTGGAATGCTCATAAGTCAATTACCCCTGTCTGATTCTTGTCATTAGTGAATTTAATCATTCCGCGCACAATCCGGTCATTCGCAAGATACAGCTCCGGCAGTGCGGTTAATACGCCCGGCACGCTTAATGCGGCATCCTGTAGATATTTGCGGTATAACGCCAAGGGATAGCGTCCGTTGCCAAGAATCTCTGTTAAATAAGGAATGCCCTCTTGCTGATTAAAGTACATATCCTGCTTCATTGTCCGGCAGGCACTGGCTATGTCCTGCGCCTGTTGGTAGGTGCTTTCAGCTACGGCAATATTGCCATTTGCGTCCAGTACCAAATCCCAACTATCAGGCATTAAAAATAATGTTTTCATGAATTAGGCTTCCCTGTATTGCCGCCACCTGTAGTCACGCCTTTATGGGTGTGATTTTTCAGGCTAACTGAACCTGCTTTTACGTCCCCGTCTGAGCTGATGCCCGCACCACCGGTAAACTGTGCGGTCTGGCTGGCATTAACGGCAAAGCTGACTGTTTGGGTGGTTACTGATGATGCCTGTAGTTTGATATCCGGTGCTTCTAAAGTAATGCCCTTGGGTGAATGTATAACGATGCCATCGCTGGCAAATTGCACGTACTGCGCCGGCGTACCATTCAGAAAACCACCAATATACAAGCCATCATTCCAATCATGCTGTCTGCGACTGGCTGGTGCTGATTCTGCTTTATTGCGCTTAACTGTGGATATGTCACGCGATGCAAATGCGCATAAGCCTATGTCTCCGACTGCTGGGTCGCAGATAATCGCATTCGCGCCACCCTGTAGCCGAAAATAAGGCACGCTGAATATTCGGCCAACCGGATAGACATTACCGGCACCATCAAGCATCTGCACTAATGGCTGTACATCTACCTCTCCTACGGGACTGACGCCGGTGCCAGAAACAGCCACCACTTTCACTACTGTAATGGTCTGGATTTTTGACATCAGATTTGTCACAACGGCGTTAAACTCTGCTGCTCCGCCTAATGAGTGATTGATGTTAAGGTTGCTCAGTTGTTCGTTGTTATTTGCTGATTGCGGCATCTTTACTGTCCCTCCATGTGGCAGCTATTTCACAATACCAGTTGCCGTTTGGCTGATTGGCTTCTAAGCTTTTGTACATGCCGTAAATCCGCCATTCGCCATTACACACTTCGACTATGCTGTCCTTGATTTTGCAGATACCGCCAAAGCGCAATAATGGGTCATATAAACACTTAAATGTCACACCACGAATATCAGGTGTGGGATAGCCAATCAGACCTGAGGTGGGTGTAATTACCGGAATCTTGATATTTCTTGCACCACCCTTTGGCGTAATGGCAATGAGGCGGTTTTCAATGTACATATCTAGTTTATGAGCCTGCTCCAGTGCCTTTAGTTTATCCAGATTCGACCCGTTCAGTGTTGCGTTTTGTACTTTGATGGATACGCCATTGTTTTCAAGCTGATAGCCCATATCGTCACAAATCTCTTTGAAGATATCAGCCACATCAATTTCACCTTTGTGCTCATATGGTTTTTTTGGCTTCGCGCTTTCAAACGCTGCCGCCTGTGATTCAATCACCAGACAAACATCGGGCGCATTAGAGAAGTCAGGATAAGCAAAGGTTATATTGCCCTCAAACTCATTAAGCAATTTATCACCCTCATCACCAACCTCAATTTTTACGCGATTCATCAATGCGCCCATAGTGTTCCAGCGCACGCGCAAGAGTTTGGTCATTTTCTCCATCGCCAGCCCATAAACACGGATTTGCGCGGTAGGCATGACTGCACCATAGCCATACATGATATCGCACGATACACGAAAGCCCGTGGCACTCATCTGATTAGCCTTATCCATGAAAACAATCTGTTCGCCTTTTTCGTCTTTACCTACTAGTAATATGGTTACTTTAATCTGCTTACGCTTCATCGCTATACACCAAAAGAAACCGGCCATTCAGGCCGGTATAGGTTGGATCTGCATCGCCATTGGTATCGATAAACACCAGATTTTTTGTGATTGGTGTTTTATTCAGGCATACGCGGTTATGTACTATTACCCCATCCTTGCTGTTTTCAACGCTGGCGTATAACCGTCCCAGACGGGTAAATAATGAAACAAACCAGCGTTTATTAGCCATGACAAAAGAAACAGTTTGGTTAGGGTATGCTTCAAGCGGAATGGTTACAGTTGTCATTTAAAGAATCCCATTGCAAGATCGTAAGCGGCTCTCGCCCATGATTTATTTTCAGATGGTTGCGGCTGTTTTTCGCCGCCATCTTTAGATTTGGCATCATCCGGATTTTTAACCTCTTCGGTGTCGTACTGCACCACCACTTCCCGCACTTCCTCTAAATGCAGATTAACCTTAATCAATTGCGCACCATCCGACGCCTCTCTTGCTGTGTCATACCCCGTAATACAGGCATTGGTGTAGACGTATTCAGGCGTGATGATATGAAATTTAAGCGTACTGGCCGCCAATGTTTCAATCTGTCCGATAAACGCGCCACGCATTAGCGTGCCACCTGTTCCTTTGGATAGCTGAACGGTGGCTTTGTACGGATTGGCCACTTTGTTGTAACAGGCAAATGAGCCTTTTTCTACCGGCGCCTGTGCTATCTTGGACGTATTGTTGTATTTCATGGAAATCACGTTATCAGCCAGCAGAATCGGGATACCGTATTCATTGAATACCCCCCAGTAATTACCAAACACAGCATTAATCAATGCTGCGCCTCCTAGGCTGATTAAGGCATTTGTACCTGCGGTATTAAGCCCTTTGAAGTTTGGCACTTTCGGAATACCCTCAATTGGCAGCATACAACCTCCAATAAAAAAGCCAGCACTAGGCTGGCTTGAATCTGTTACATAATCAAATAATAAATTTAGTGTGCAGCTCTTCAATAGGCACGTCTAAGCGTGAAAGGCTACATTCACCCATTGAGCTTAAAATTAATCTTATTTTGAAAATCAACAACTTACGATTATTTTTCCCAGTTTTGAAGAATTAAAGAATAAGCTCAGTCAAACTATTCAAACATGTCAGATTGGTGAAACATATCAGATTGACTACAACCCTCTCTATGTTCAAGCACTTCTAAAATTGTCCGTTTGATTGAATAATGACTACCTGTTCTCACCTGTTCTTCTCTCATTGTTACCAAAAGACTATCACCAACACCAAATCTTTCTATACCGTGATTTACTTTTTCCAAAAACTCTGCATCTTCAATTGATACAGAAAAGGAATTGATACCATCATTCATTTTCCACTTATTTTCTAATTTGATTAGATTAGGAGCTTCAATAAATAATAGTTTTTTCACATCATTACTGGATTCAATTGTTTCAACGTTTGGTACTTTAAAATAGTCTTTATTGGACTGATCCACTCCTGCAATTACTTCATTCAAAGAATTCATTAAAATGGCAGCATCAATACCTTCTTCACCCAATGGCTGCACAAAACAAGCATCAAGTGCTTTATTTACATCTTTATTAAGAGCAATATTTACAACTACGCGATTAAATATTTGAACATCGCCGCTGCCATTGGTAACCTTAATTTGGTCGCCATCAATAATGGTAGTGCTTTTAGGTTCCTCTCCGCCGGTAAATTTATAAAAATCAAATACAAATTTTAGGGTTTCTACAAAATCACTTACAGACAACCCAAGAGAAAACAAGGTGGCCAAAATACCTAATAAATCAAATCCAAACTCTATTGCAAAAGAACCATGCTTAAAAGCTTTAACCTCAATCTTCATTTTGGCTTTGTTGCCAAAATAAATTTTCCCTGATTTTTGGATAAATTCAGTAAATGCAAAAATGCTAGCCGCAGTTTTGTATGCGTCCATAGAGCCATTATCAACAGCCACACCCTGATATTTCAGAAATAAGTTTGTATTGGACTTGCTCATTTTTGGAATCTGGAAATTAATCTAATGGTTTAACTGATGTAATTATATCACTGACACAAACCATCAAAACAAACGCGGCCTTAATTAATTACTATTATAACTAACCTACGACTGGGACAATCAAAAAACACTCCTAAGAGTGGTTGATTGCGTAACAGAATCAAATTCTAAAACAAGTTATCAAGCGATTTTGCCTCGCTCTTGCCTTTATCCTCATCTAATTTTTTCAAGTCGCTATCTTTTCTAGGGTGCCTTTCAATTACTTCTTCCTGAATGGTATTGGGAGGAGGGAGATTAATCGGTGCTTCAGATGTTTCTTTCTTGGAAGATTTGCTATCATGGTAGATAGAGTAGCCAATCAGTAAAAAACAAATGAAGAATATCCATTTTATTAACGTCCATAATGAAGATAAACAACCTTTTTTCTGAATCTCTTCGCTAGGATATGCATATCCTAAAATATCTGCTCGCAGTCTCTGATACTCAGAATCAGAAAGATTTCCATTTATATACAGCTTTTCAAGTTTTTCCAGTTGGTTTATCTTGCTAGCTTTCATATTCCCAGTCTCTTTCAGCTTTATTTTATTACGATAGGATAAGCCTGTTCCGGGAATGCCTAAATTTGTATATACACCTTTTCTGCCAATATTTAGACTGGCTCCACGCTTACCTATCGTTGCGCTAGTAATCCCTGTTTTGCCTACATTAATTCTTAACCAAGGAGCAAGCTTGAATGCTTTGCGATATCTCCATCCCATATCCTTTCATCCTTTGCGCCAAATAAATGCTATTCCGTGTCATTGACACTCCAAGTCAACACATTACTTGAATGATTAGTCTTTGTGCTTTTTGATTTCAGTACGGTAGAAATCATCAAGGCATTTTGAGGTTACTTTAGTGAAAGGCTTACCATATTCAAAGATTTCTGTAATTTTGCAATCGCCATCTTTTTGGCATTTAACCTGATAAGTGACAGAACGCTCTTCTAAGTCCCTTGTAGCACCTATTGTTACTTTAACCCTACCTGCGCTTGGTTCGGTAAATGTTAGTTTAGCAAATGGATTTAAATCTTGCCCCTGCCATAAAACATTATGGTCTATACAAGCCATATCCCCAGTTGCCTCTTGGTATTCATCATTTCTTGCATAGATTTTTTTAATATTGCTATCTAGATAATCCAAAAAGAAAGATTGATCAACATCGTTATAAATATTTAGATCGTTATCTTCTGTTATGCTTCCTTTTGCTAGAGATGCGTTTAATTCATACATCCCTTTTATGTACTGCACTTGAGGGCTTTCGGCAAAAACATTAAAACCGATGCACAACCCCAAAATAGCAAGTAATAATTTTTTCATATAACAAAACTTTCAAGTTAGTTAAATATATAATTGTTTATTTCCCAAATCGCGCGCTATCGATTGTGCACAGCACGGCTGTTGTGTGGTGCCCATTCGTAGCGTGCCATAATTTTGAGCAATTGATAGTTACATGCTTGCCTTTTGAGGCTAATAATTTGGCATATAATCTATCTGTACGCTCCTCCGCAGAGTAAAGTTGGATGAGCTTAACATTTTTCTCTGAATCATCTATATCATCTGTTAGATCATCGTCCATTACGCTGATTGGCTTATCCAAGCGGATTGCCGGCTGCCTCTCGCCTTTATATATTGGGTTTGGGTGTATGCTTCTCACAATATCCATTGTGCCAGTTAATTTTACTGGCTTGAAATAAGTTAACGGCGTGGAAGCGGCTGCAAATCCTGCGATTGGCAGCATAAGTGTTGAAACAATCAATTTCTTAATCATGTCATTGAGGTTCCTAGTTGATTAAACGTGTAGTTGTTTAATTCTTTCATTGCTGCTACAGCGTTACCGCTCACTGTACTTGATGAGGTCTTAACTTCAAACTTTTGTATATTAACATTAACTTGCTTACTATTGTCGTTATGAGTTACTGAGCCAGCACCCGCTAGTTGGTTTTGGGCAACACCTTTAGATATCCGATTTGCGTTATACGCCATTTCCATATTAGCTGTCTGCTTAAAATAGGCATCTCGTCTAGCATGTCCGTTTTTATATCTAGGGTCATTTTGTCGCCACCCAATGTAATTCTCTCCTAAAATATCATTCCCTTTTTCATATGCTATATCAGGGTTGTTCAAAAATTCCTTTTTGGTTTTGGAGTACGCTGAATTGCTGGATATTTCGGATAACATAAATTCAACCATTGTATCCAGTGATTCTTTTGATTTGGTCATTTCCCCATTTTTATACAATCCTTTAGAAGTTAATAAGGCAAGCAGTTTTTTTGCTCGACTACCTTGCCAAGAAATGAGCCCAACATTCATTGCTCCATTTTTCGGGTCGGTATGCGAGCCAAACAGCAAATCTGGATTAAATGAGTTTTCTCGACCAATCTCCGCTGTCATTATTCTCGCTTGCTGTACTGACATCCCATGCTCCCGCAGAGAGGCGTAAACTTGCTGGGCATAGTTCATATTCACTTTTGCTTGTGAAGCATTGGCAGCTTTTCTTTGGATCGTTGCCTCTGATGATTGCATACGTGCTATAACCGGCTTGATTTTCCCAGACTTTATTGCTGTAAAGTAAGCATCTGCAGGAGCTGCTGTGTTGCCTCTCTTATTTTGTTGAACATAATCTGATACCCAATATTCACCATTCCAAATGGCTACATGCCCGTACGGATGCCCAGGTATAGGAGGTATAGACATAACATCACCTATTTGCGGCGCATAATTTTCGCTATAAGCAACCTCCTGAAATTTACCTGTTTTAAGTAAGTTGCCTGCGACATCCTTGCCATGCCCCCAAGCTTTAATTCCTTGCGCGCGCAAGGCATTGTTAACATACAAGCCACAATTACTTGTGCTTTTAGCTTCCGCGTGCTTAGTAGCGTAGTCTGCGGCTGCCTGCGCCTTGTTTGCCCCGCTTGTTCTGACAGGCAAATTAGCATCAACAGGCTTCTCAATACCATTCTGCTCGTAGTAGTCCTTACCGCCATGCATTAATCTGTACGCGCTTTCACCAATAAAATCGGCAATATCTTCCTTTTTCTCGCCAGTTGCATCGGCAATAATACCTGTGGCGATATCGGAATAAGTGCCAATCATCTCTTTAGCCTGTTTTGCAGCACCGTCATAGTCGCCTCGGACTAATTTGCCGATAATTTCAGCATAGCCTTTCAGTGTGGGCATAAAGTTGTTTGATATAGCTGAGCACAGGTTACTGAAAGCAGTACGCAAGGTATCAACAGACATTTTTGAATCTTTGATGCCGGCTACAAATGACGACCAGTCAAACAGGGATTTGCCTCCCTCCGACCATGTTTTGTAATCGTCATAAAGTAAAACAAAAGCAGCACCCAAAGCGGTAATGGCAAGCGTAACTGGGCTGATGGCTGCGCCCAATAATCCAAACACGCGGATTAGCGGTGTAAATGGCGCGATAAAACCCAGTAATGCACGCCCAGCACTCAGCAAGGTAGGGATTAATAGCATCCCGATAACCACGGCTGCGACTTTAAATACGGCGGTAACTACTTTCTCGTGCTTTTGCAGGAATTCAAAGAAACCATTTACTACTTTAATTAAGCTGATCAGTATCGGTGTTAGGGCGTCGCCTATCATCTGCTTCATGCTTTGCCAGTGTGCATTTAGTATTGCCTGCTGCTTGGTTAGCTCTTTGCTGCGGGCGATTGCTTTGGCATCGGAATGATACATCTGTTTCTGGATATCTAGAATTTCCTGTAATTCTTTGCGTCCAGAAACTAATGCATTGATGGTGCCATCATCAAAGCCCATCTTTTTGCCGATTGTATAGGCTTGGTCTCTGGGCATTTTCTGGAACGCATCAGCCAAATCAAGCATGACATCGTCTAGCTGGCGAACCTTGCCGGCATTGTCTACAACATTAACGCCTAATGCATTAAAGTATGGCAACATGCTGGCATCACCAAACATAACCAGTCCATTCATGGCCTGCTTAATGCCGGTTAAAGATGCTGTCATACCCTCAGCCGACCCGCCAAAAGCACCGGCTGCATTGCGCCAGTCGGTAATGCTTCTGGTGTTCATGCCTAGCTGTCCAGACAGCTTCGATACTTCCATATTGGCGCGGGCGGCATCGTTAGCCAGTTTAAACAACCCTGTTGAGCCGATAATGATGGCAAAAAAGCCTGTCAGCTCCTTTGTTACTTTGGCAATTGCTTCTCCAAATTTAGCAGTCTGCTCAATGGCATTATGCTGTTTTTTGGCTAGCTCATCATTCGCTTTTTCGGACTTTTTGGACGCTTTTTCGGTGTCGGTTAGGGACTTTTCAAGCTCCTTGTTTTTCTTTACCGCTTTCTCTGCTTCTGTTGCGAATTTAGAGGCGTCAAACCCCAGCTCGATAAGCATCTGCTCAACTACATTCGTTGCCATATTTCTGTACCAGTTGTTTGTTGTATTCGGTAACCTGATGCACTTCCAGAATGTTTAGTGCGTCTTCAAGGCTTAATACGGTGTCCAGTTCAATATAAGAAGCCAGCCCGGACATGATGACCTGACTGGCTATATTTGATACGTTGACTGTTCTGGCTAATACGCCATCCCTGAATGGCAGCCCCGCCGCTATTTGCTCATATCTGGGGAACTGCCGTCGGTTAAAAAATCCAGATGCAGGATTAAGGCTTCTTTGCGCAGGGTGAACAATGTTTTTAAGTCTTCGATGTCGCCACCATCATCATTCAACACCAGCTCACGAGGTACGCCACCTGACGGGATAATCTCAATACAGGTTAGTAATTCATTCATCAGCTCGTTGCCGATAACTGGGTCGATATTACCCAAAGCCTGCAATGCGAATCTGGCCATACCTAACATGCCCTCGCTTGGGTCTATGGCTCCTGGGCTATCAATACCGCTCTTGGCTAGTGCAAATAATGCCTGTTGCGCCCATCTGTCTGCCTGAAGTAAGGGCATTTCGGTAATCTGGAATGTTTTGCCTGCGTCACGGCCTGAATCGATTGTGACTACTTTAGTTTTGCGTGCCATTAGTTAATATCCTCTCCACCATTTAAAACTAATCTGAATTTGTACTGATTACCCGCCAGCAGTTTTTGCCCTGATACGCCACCGCTTAGGCTGATTAATGCGCCTGTGGCACTGTAGCGTTTCTTTACTGCTTTAATTTCCACAACGATGTCAATCGGGCGCGTTTCCATGTTGGCATTAAAATCCTTACGGATATTTTCCAGAATAGCGATGGATGGGCTATTGGCTTCAAGATGCAGCGTCCATTCAACTTCATGCGGGGTGTAGCCGATTGATTGCTGCCCATCGACGCCCATGCGAGATTCGCCGATGTTGGCGTCACCAAATCCCCATGCATTATCAGCCTGAAAGCCTTTTAGGGTTATGTAATTGTCGTAAACTCCTTGGCAGCGCAGCATTAACACGGAATTGGCTGCGGTGATTGTTAACGGATTATGTCCCATTGGCATGATTTATATCCTTTTGCTTAAGCTGTTTGTTTGAAAAGGTCGAGCTGGTTAATTGCCGCCAGTTGCATTTCAAGTTGGCGTTTTTCTAGTTTGCGCTGATATAAGGCTTTACCTGCTGCGCTGCCACGCGCCTCAGATTCAGCCTGCCGCTTTTTTAGCAGCTCCATTTCCTGCAAGATTTTTTCACGATTGACAATGCCGGTAGTCCAGTACTGCCACAGCACGTCGTCGCATTCTTCCTGATAACGAATGATGGTTTGCTTTTTGTGCGGCGCAACTTTGTCGGGGTTAATAGTCATCATCCAACCAAAGAGTTTTCTCAATGGCAAACACAGCATTTTGTAGTTTTTGCCGTCTTTCCCAGTTGTTGCGATCTCCACAACAACTGAAATAAATCTTTGTTTTATCTTCGCAAATTGACTAGCCCAGTTCAATCCCATACCATCAACCACTGTGCGCATGGCTACATAAGGGTCACCATTGTGGTTAATCACCATGATTTCTGAGCCAAGAAAATTTACATTTAAATATTCCATATATATCTCCGGAGGGATAAATAAAAACCCGTACAGTTTGCACGGGCTTTTAGGGTGTTTTTGAGGAAGTTCCCCAATTTGAATTAAGGGTTATTGCACGTTGATGGAAGCCAGATTGACGGTATGAACACTGCCGCCGTCGGTGTACCAAAGCTTTAATGGCAAAGAACCGCGATTGCCGCGCACCTGTGCCGTGGCCTGTTGAATCAGTAAGCAATAGCCAGTTGTTTCAATCTGGCGCGCAGCATCAAAACCTGCCTCATAATTAATCTGCGCCTTTTGCGCCTCAGACAGGTTTACACCACGTTGAATGCCACCAAAGTTAATCATTTCTTTAATCGGGTCTTCGGCAGCAGCGCGGTGAATGGCGACACCCTCTGGGTTGTATGGAATAGCCTTGTAACTAATCAGCATGTTCATAAAGGCCAATTGCAATTGGGCGTTGAAGTAAACCTGATTCAGGTAAGTATCTACCCAAGCAAAATCGCCGCTTACTCTGGTATTGCGGAAGAAGATAAAGCGATCGTTTGCTGTAGCCCATGCGCCGTAATAGGCGTAACCATTGCTTTCCAGTGCTGTTACGTCCTTTAATGCGGTAATGGAAGCAGCGATGCCGCTCTGGCGTTTAAACTCCATAGTGGCACGGCCGTTCATTTCGCTAAAATTAATTGAAGCAGCGTAGCCACAAGCCAAGCCGGCCTGTTCCAGTGTGCCGTAAATCGCTGTAGTTCCGGAGATAGCGTTTTCTTTCAACCAGGAGGCAAAGCAGTTGGTGTTGTTGGCAATCAGTGCGGTTGGTTCCTGTGCATAGTACACAAACCAGTAGCGTGAATTCTGCTTGCTGTTCCACTTGGCAAGGGCTTTCTGGGCATCAAGGCCAAACGTATTACCAATAGTGGTAATGACAGCATAATTCAGGGTGTAGCCTGATACCCGTTCCATAACTGAATCAGGACTGTCTGCTAGTGTGGCATTGTCTGCAATTGCGCCGGTGCTTTCGGTAAGCTTTAATGCCTCTGCTGCTGCGCCTGTAGCAAATGAAATGGCTGAATTAGCCCCTTTGCTGCGGGAGCTGATAATAAAAGCCTGTAACTGGGTATCAAAGGTTACGTCATGAGTTAATGCGCTGCTGATTTTTACTGCGGCATCGCTAAAACTGGTAACGCCGGTTAAATCCACTGTGGCACTTACTGCCGTGCCGTCAATGGTTAAAGCCAGTTCGCCTTTTACGGTTTGCAATTCGTCCAACTGCATTGTCTTGACACTAGCACCGATTAATCGTGCGCTTGTATCTTCTTTGTTGTAACGGGCAATAAACAAGGCTGACGGCTTAATGGTTGAGCCAGCATAACCATCAAAATAGCACTGAGCAAATTTATACTGGTCGCTTTTATAGCCGTATACACTGCCTACATCTGCCGCACTGGCATACTGGTTAATCGGATAAATACTGTTGTCGGTTAAAACAACTGTATTTAAGCTCAAGGCTGTGCCGCCAGCACTGATAACCGCTGGGTTAACGCGTACTATATTACTTGCTGGAATAGACGGTAACATAATGTTTCCTATGGGTTTAATAAATTAATAACTGGCATATCCAGATAGGTCTGTTCATGCTCAAATTCAGGGTTGTATTGCAGGGTTAATTCAACCATCCACCGCTGTTCATATCTTGATTGCTCATTAATAAAGGTCATTTGCATTGGGTCTTTAGCGTAAAGCGGCTGGCAGGAGGAAAGACGGGCGGTGGTATAGTGGTTCTTCCACAGGTTGCATAGCTTTCGCGCCCTATCTCCCGACTCTTCGCCGTAGAAATCTATCTGCATGGTGATTTCTACTGATTGCTGGACGACTGCTTTGTCTTCGACTGGTTCGTAATAGTTGGCAGCAACATCAAGGCTATGCTCAAATAAGATAGTCATCACAATGGCGTTATTCGGTAGCGGCGCATCATTCTGATAACCCTGAATAACTGAGCTTGGCAGGCAAGAAAAAAGCCCGAGCAAATAAGCCCGGACTTCTCGGTAAATCTGGTTATGTGTCACTGTCGCCATAGCAGCACCTTGCACCACGTCGCATACGATTCAACCACTTGTTTAACCACCCAATCAGATGGCTCATCCTCTCCATAAGCCGTAAACATAACGTGTTCAGCACCTTTGCCTTGCGAACGTCTTATCGCTGATATCTGCCCTGTTATGTAGGCATACATAAACTGCCCTTGCTGATTAATCAGATTAAGGTGTTCAAGGTCGGCAGTTGATATGCTTTGTGGCTGTATGGTGATTGGTTGTTCGGTAAAACTAGGGACAACCTTGCCGGAATCGTCCACGTCTGAGCCGGTGCTAATCTTTAACACAGCCTGCCGGTTCGGATTAACGCCAGCAATAATACTATTAGCCATTCCTCTAAGATTCATCATCGCCTGATACCTCCACACCGATTGCGCGCGCCATCTGCATGGTGTCGCGTAAAGGGGCATCGCTCCCTTTCTTGGCAATTGTTGATTTCGAATTGGGCGGGTCTTTCCATGTATTTATCGACTCAACTAAATCACCTTTAATCATTTCGCCGGTTAGCCTCAATGCTTTCGCTGCACTGTTTTGTTCAAGCAATTTGGGTGCACCATTCATCCACTTAGCTTTGTTTTGCCGGATAGTGGTACGAAAAAATGGGCGCGCGGGAATGTTGATTGTATGCGCTGGCACTGTATGCGTAGTAGCAAAATTAGCCTTGTTTCGCTTGACAAAACGACCATTACGCCGGAAATCGCCTGTTTTTTCATTAATCAGCCGGTAGATGGTTACTTGATGCTCTGGCACATGCACCTGTGCACCATACTCATTCCAGTAAGCTACTTGTGCGACATATAACGGTTCCCCGTCTGCTTTCGCATAGGTTGCTTTCTCAAATATTCCTACGCGCACCTTTTTGCCATTACAGGCTGCATATTTTCGTAGTGCATCAGCCAAGCTACCTGTCTTCTTCATGCTATCTCCTGACTGGCATGGCAATGTTGGTGACGACGTATAGGAACGAGCGGTATTTGGCCGTTAATGCCCAATACTTAGCCCCGTACGGCGTCTGCTGATACCATTTATCCGACAGCGTTGCTTGTCCATTGTCCAATGACACAGAAACACTACCCTCAGACGCACTTGCAACCCGACCAACCGCTTCATTCCCACCATCAATGCGCTGCTGTAATACTGCAAAATGCGCCACTAGCAGGAATAATAAAACCTCGCGCTCGGCAAGGCTTTTAACGCAGCTTTGTTCGGTGTTATTAAGCAGCATAGTGGCTTCAACAAAATACATACTTAATTGCGCATCTGTGGCCTTAAGGCTTGGGTAGATATCCCTGAATTTATTAACATTAAACTCAACAACGCCACTCATAGATGCACCTTATTTCACTTCGTCGTTTTTCGGCTGTTCCAGTGGCTCGGTTCCAGACTTAGTTTTAGTTTTTTCGCCCGCCTCGGCTTTGACATCCTTTTTATTTGAATGTGCAAACACAAAGCCATTTTTGACTAAATCGCGGTCTTTATTTTCTTTCAGCCACGCCGCCCATAAATCAGCCGGCACATCTTCTGTAATGCCGTGCCCGCCTATTACAACAGATGAGTTATATCCCTTAATAACATGAGAGACATCCCCCACTTGCATAAAAAAACCATTTGGCAACTTGCAGCCGATTGCAACAGTTTGATTGCTCATTTTAAACTCCCAAAATAAAACCGCCCGGGGGCGGTTATGTATGACAAATAATGCTCACGATACCAACATACTGGCAATAAACAGCGGACGATAAATAACCGCGCCAAGCGTTCCTTGTGAACGTTTTTGTTCCTGCCCAGATAGTCCTTGAATAAGCGGGTGAACGCGCATTTTTTCAGTAAACGCCAGCTCAACAGTCGGCTGCCCCTCGTAGTCATTAACAACTAACTGTACGTGCTCACCTGCGGCGGTAGCGTACTCAGGTACGGTGACAACTTTCAGATTCGGGAAGTTCTTGCCAATCTGGTCGGAAACGTTGACGTTATACTGATTCGTTTTCGTTAACTGCGCATCCATGGCTGGGGAAACAATTAGCGTCATGGCTGTAGAACGATCAATTAAACCCCCTGTTTGTTTTACTAGCTGATTGAATAGCTTCTGAATGGAGTCATAAACCCCTTGCCCATCTTTGGCTGCCCATGCTGTATCAGTGATTGCCGGCAATAAACTGGGGTCATTCAGCATGCCATAGTTTTGCAAACCAGCGATGCCGTAAATATAGCTCTTATTTTGAAATTTATTCAACGTTAGCGCGGCGGCAATCTGTTTCCGGCTAGCCCAATCAAATCGAGCTTGGCCAGCAATAGCCATCTCACGTTCACCTATGCGGATAATCGTCTGGTAGTGGTATGGCTGACGTGATGGATAGTTAACGTTCACGTCGCTCATGGCATTTTCATTAAAATCACCATAACTGGACACTTCGCCAACGCTTTCGATGACAGGAAATTGAATTGCAGTCGATGTCCAATCACCTTTTTTGGTTTCGCCGAAAACAGTCGCCATCTTCATCGGTTCGACCAGAATTTCTATAACTTTTGGGTCGACAAAAGTTGTAAATAACGCTGGAATTGCACCGTTGGCCGTTGTAATCAATGGCGAAGCATCCATTGCGATTTGGCTTCTGGCTTGTGAATTCAACTCAACGGGATTATGCCCTGTCATAAACACTACACCAGCGCGCTGAGCCAGTGCATCAAAATTCAATTTTGGCATTATGCCCTCCTGTTATTTAGTAATCTTAGCCAAAGAACCAGCCGTAGCATTAGAAGCAACGACAAAACCAGTATCTACCGTATCTGCTGGCGCGGTAGCCGCTGCGGTAACAGTGCCATCCGCAGTGCTGGCAAACACCTTTTGTCCAATCTCCGCCCCGCCTTGGAAGCGCGCCCAGAAGTCACCTTTGTCATACAGTGTGACAATAAAGCCAGCCGGAATGCGCATGCTTGATTCTGCGAGATACTGGCTAATCAAAGCAGTGTTGTCACGCCGAACAAATCCCAAAATACCATTTTGGACTTGCTTATTTGATACCAGCCCTGTAGTGGCATTCGCCCACGCGAACACCCCAATAGTTACGCCATCAGCTCCTGCTTTAAGCGCGCCCTCGCCAGCCAGTACGGTGTGATATGGATTGGTTGATGCAAAATCACCCTCAACACCAACTGGCAAATCACGATTTAATGTTTTTTGAAAACTCATATTTGTATTCCTTATCCTTACCGAAAACGCGCAGTCAGCTCATCAGGTTCACCAAAAGCAGCTGCGTCCATTGCCATTGCAGCCGGTTTTGACTGCTTGCTGATGAGGTCAACCATTGATTTATAGGCACTCGGGTGTACGCCTTTGGTATTAACGCCTTTCTGCTGTAAAGCGTATTTATAAACAGCTTCGGCACTGTCCATTGCTACTGCCACCACGCCAACCAAAGGCTTAACGTCTTCACGCGCCTGCCACAGCGCATTGATGCGGGCTACTGCGGCAGCCTCGATAGCGTCTGCATCCATAGCTGGCTTGTTTTTTTCGCCATCATCTGGCTCTTCGTCCTCCGCTTTCTTCTCTTCATCCGTAGAATCTTCGTCTTCCGCCGTTTTTTCTAATTCGTCTTCATCCTCAGTCACTTCAGTTACATCTTCATCTTCAGCTTCTGAGGATTGTGGCAGCACATTATCTGTCACGGTTTTAATAACACCCTCTACAATATCCGACGTGATATCGCCGTCCATTGCAACAATTGGTCTCAATTTGGCTGCTATAGCCTCAATTGCACCTTTTTTAAGCTTCATAGAACTCTCCATAAGTTCGATTGGTAAACCATCTGAAATAATCGCATCTCTACCGATGCGCCCACGCTCTACAAGTGCCACATGGTTGCCGTGTATATTCCGCATAACGCCGTCATAGCCTTGCCCATTAAACTCACCCGGGGTCATGTCGGCAGTGTAGGCATACCCAGCCGATAGCTCTTGTAACTTCCCGCTTTCGATTAGTTCGATTGCGTCCTTGTCAAACACCCGAAGACTGGCATATACATCGTTTCCCTCCATATCGACATCTGTGCCAATACTGCCTACGGTTAAATCGTTATGTGGGTCGTCAGCACTAACCGGTGTGTGTTTGATTAAAAGTTGAACCCCTTTAAACGACGAAAGAGCTTTTTCAAGCTCTTTTGGGTCGCGCAGTAGGTTGTATATCTTGTCTGGTTCTAGGCCTAAGCTTTCATAATTAGGCACTTCTCGGCCAAAATACGGATTAACCGATGCTTTGGTTATAATTGTTCGCTCAACAATCAAATGCCCATTGCCATCATATGAGCGCATGGATTTGTCCATCGCTATGGCTTTGTCCGTCATGTGTCAATTCCCTCAATAATGCTTTTGCTACAGCAGCGGCAGTTAATTAGCTCTCCCGGCTGAATCCACTTGCCATCTAGGTACATCCCTTTATCCACGTCAAATTCCTTGCCGTCTGCTGCCAGATGTGACGGCCTCGGCTTTTTCCCAGCGTGCGAATGCAACCAGATGGCTTTTGTAATCCCTAGCTCTTGCCGTTTAGCCTTTTCAATAACGGCGTGTGCTTTTGCGCCCTGGTCTCTTGCAATCAGTTCCGCCCGTCGTTTGGTAATGTCGTAAGCTTTGCTTAAATCTTTTGCCAGCGTGGATAGATCATAGCCATCGGTAACGCATTTCCAGACTTGACCCTGAACCTTATCTAAATATTGAGAACCAATAGATTTAATCAGTCCGACGTTGTTTTCCATAACCGCCTGTAGCGATTCTTTCTGAAAATCTGTAATTTGAAACCGCACAGTAAAACCAGCTTTACGCAAATGTGTTTTAAAGAGTGATTCGTAATTGGATACTGTGCGGTTTACAAACTGTAAAGCCAGTTGAGGAGCTAAATCTTCAAGCTTTTTCCCCCATCTGGAAATTAAATAATCAATAACATGAGCCACCCAATCAGCAATGCCGTCCATCGCTATTTTTTTCTGCTCAGCCTGCTTTTTAAACTCTTTTAAAAGTTCCGCATCTACATCAGATTTAATCTGCTGCACTACGGATACTAAAGCTTTTGAGTATGCTCGCTCGATACCTGCGTTTGGCCTAATCTCTGGTAGTGTCAGTGGTTTTTTCTTCTTTATCGGCATTGTTAAACAACTCCATTTCTGGCGATTCCGGAACATCTTCGACATCTATCCCGGAATAATCACCACTTTCATCTTTAGCCAATCGCTCGCGTATTTCCTCGGGAGCAAGCACACCATTCTGAACATACACCGCATCAGCATCGGCTTTAGTTTTAGTAATAGTGGCTTTCTGTTCATCATTCATTTGCTCAAGCGGGCTAAACTCAAACACAATCTGGTCATCAATCTCACCAAACAAGTCAAGCTGCACTAAATTTAGAATAGTCTCAATCTGCGGTCTTAAATGCGCTTCCTGCAGGGAGGCAATGTAGTCGTTGTATACTCGTATTTCACCCTCGCTATTGGCATTCAATCCGCTTGGTGTGATTCCAAGCAGCTTAACTAAAGGAGTATGGCTCGGCCCCGCCATCTGCTCTTGCGCTTTCTGCATTAAATTATCTAATGTAGATAGCGGTGTATTGAACTGGAAGAACTCTTCCGCGTTTTTATCCATCAGCATTAGATTTTGATTATTTCTAAGCTGTGAAAACATCTGCGAGCGCATAACCAGTTGCGCCATCCCCTCCTGTCCGCCCTCTAATAATATGTTTTGCATATCGGTTTTGAGGCCGGTGATTGAAAACGAATGGATTAAGTCAGACACACTGTCAACCGTGCGCTGCCACCGCTCCACATAGGGCTGCATCAGTTGCAGCATAGATACGCCGCTAAAGTTATATGCTGGCTTCAGCATATCCGGCACTGGGCGCATAATTAAAGTCATCAGTCGGTCAGCGTGAATTTCTTTGCCAAGCACAAACCATTTAGAGGGCACAAAAAAATCCGACTCAGTCGGATCAGTAGCGTTATACATGCTCGGCGTCGACCATATTGGCTCAATCAATCTGAACCCTTTAAGACATCCCTTGCTAAGAGAAGTACCATTCACCAGCAGCGGCAAGTCGGTTTGGTTTTCATGCCCTTTGATATCAATAAACAGTTGCGAACGGCCAAAAATCATTTCTGTCTCTATATGGCGACGCATCAGGTCACGGATACCCAACACCTTTATGCGCTGCTCAATCTCGCTAATTTTATCGGCGTAATCCTTATTGCTATCGCCTTTAATCTTAACCTCCCCCCATTCCCGCGTCATCTCGTTTGCGGTAGTTTCTGGGACGCTCCGATAATCGCTGGACTGAGCCATCCATGCCAGCTTTGGGTAGCCGGGGAATGAGCTGTAAAACTGAGGGTCTGAATTGGCAAACGCCGCCATACCTGCGCATGAATCCATAGCAATAGCCGGCTTTTTGCCTTGGGGCGTCACAAAATCGGGTATATCCGGCATTGTGTAACCCCGTGCTTTCTGTTTTTGCTCAGCTAACATCGCTAAAACCGCTGCCGATAATTCCGCGTTGCGTTTTCCAACCTTGAGTTTTTCAGCCTCCAGCCGATTAGCTTCCTCCTGTGCTGCAATTAGCCGTTCTTGCTGTTTGCGTTTTTTATTCCATTTCCACATATCAAAATCCACCTAAAACCGCAGGATTAATATTCAATCCGGTTTGAACTGGCGCAAACGCCATAATCAGCGCATCCGCACGGTTAGGAGAGGGAATGCCGCGCTTTTTCATATCTTTCTTACTCTCCACCTTAACCCGCCCATTCTGGTCATAATCAACCTGAGGGCGGCTTAATTCGGCTTTTAAGTAATCAATATCCTTGATGCCGCCATCCAGACTAATTAGCTCATCAGCAGGATATTTATCGCCATGTTCAACGGCGCGCCATGTTTTATAAAACCGGTCGCGAACAATCCACCATGCTTGCGCTTTGATATTGGCAAACATGTCCTTGTTCTTTTTGCCCGGCATGTACAGCGATTCAGGCTTGTAGACCTTGCCCCCCGCATTAAACCCTACCGTTTGAATGCGTCCTTTCTTGCGGCTAAACTGGGCTTTTACACCAGCGCCTACGCCAATACTGTCAAACACCACTTTATCAATATTGGCTTCTAATGCATCCTGATAGACTTTATCAGCAGAATAGATGACATCCTGCCCACGCCACTCGCTCATACTGAACACAATTGAGCCATGACGCCCTACAGTTGCATTAGCGTCCTCGCCCTCGTCAGCAACGTCAAACCCAAGCGTGCGTTTCCCTGCTGGCGTTAAATCAAGGCGGGTATGCGCATTAGTTGCAGCTTCAATCCATGCCGGCTTGATAATGGCCAGCTCGCTGTCTGCAACAGGTTCGCCTAGCCATTTATGCCTGTATAAGTCAGGGTCGTGCAGCCTATCTGCTTCCATCTCGTCTCTAAGGACTTCTGGGAAGTTGGGGTTATCATAGTAATTCGCTTTAATTACTACAGCATTAGATGGCGGGTTAACAACAAAACGCTGATATGTTTCATCAAGACGATTTTTTGGATTAAAGCTAACCCATATCTCACTGCCCGGCGTTCGGATTGTAGGCGTTAATGTATTCCACATGTCTGCCGTAATACTTGCCGCTTCCTCAATCCAGCAAATTCCCGCACCCTCAAGCGACTTAATTTTTGCAGGGTCATTCTTGATGCCAAAAAATATGAAGTTTGTGCCGGTACCGCGATGCACTATCGTTGACTTTAATACCTCGAACTCATCCGAATGCCCAAGCCGGATAATAGTGTCAGCTAATAATTTATGGACTGAATCGCCAATGGATAATTGCAACTCACGCACGCACGGAATAGTCGTCCTAGTTCTTCTAGCAACCTCAATAGCCATTTCTGCAAACACCCACGACTTACCTGAGCCACGGCCGCCATACGCCACCTTGTAACGCGCCGGCTTGGCAAATGCTGCGAAGTGTTTATTAATCATTAGGCTGCTCAAATATAGAACTAATAGGCCGCGTCTCTATTCTTACTTCACCAGACACAGAAGTCTTTTCATTAAACGCCTGAACAGTCACATGCTTCCCTAACAGTTCAAGATTTTTAACCTTGTCCGGCCACTTAATCTTTTTAAGAATGCTTTGGCCATCTTCCTTGTCCATCATCGTAAGCACATCCATGCCGCTTAATGTGATTCTCCATACCTTAGGCCATTGACTGATTGGTAATACAGAACCGTCAGCATTAAGAATGTCCGCAACATCCATCTGGTCAATCTCTACCAACCTGCTTAAGACATAATCAGCATCAATTTGGGTGCGCTCACATCGCGCCTGCTTTGCTTTGTTAAGCGCCGCCACAATTTCAGGTTTTCTCAAGTTTTCATGTCCAACTGAGCCTGCTGTTTTTTGGCTATATCCAGCCCTTATTGCTGCCTGTGTGGCGTTAAAATCAATTAGGTACTCTTCAACAAAACGTTGCTGCTTGTCAGTTAATCCGCACATGGCGGAGTTGTCTTTATCCGTCATAGCGAACTCCAATAAAAAAGCCCACACGCATATGCGGTGGACTTGTCTTAATTTAATACAGGATTAGTTATAGTCGTTACCATTAACCGCTCGTTTTTCATTCATTAGAGAATATATAAGTTCTGCTATGGCAGGAGCTTTAAGCATGTCGCCCAAAACCTGCACCAGATCATCTTTATCTAATACAGCTGTACCATATGATTGGCGACAACCGGCATCACGATCCTCTTTATACAAATATGATATGTGCCCAGGATAACCTCCATGATCTAGCGTGAACTCCACTAATGTTTCCTGTCTGCCTGTTTCTAAATTTTTTAATACAACCCAGAAATTTACAGAATTAACAGGAATTAGAAGAAACGCTTTTAATCTACCATTAGCGGCGTCCTCTATTTCGTCAGCCAGTCGTTCTACTATAGCTACGATTTCTTTATGCTCAGCCTCTTTTTTAGCTTTTTCTTCAAGGACGCCTAAAGCTGTTAAACAAACCTGCTTAAAATCTACGGTTTTAGTCATTCGTAATCTCCAATAAAAAACCAGCCATATAGGCTGGTTGTGAATAATGCTAAAGTTAATATTCCGCTTCTATACCCATCTCTATACAAAAAACCCCTTTCGCATGTGGATTATATACATCATCCAAAGGGGAATAGATTAACCTCAACTTAACATTTTGGAATGAGTGCTTATCAAGCCATCTTTCTAAGGATTTAATAACCTCTTTTCTAGAGGATAAGGCGTAATAATGCACACATATCTGGTAACACTCACGGCTCTTTTCTCCTACCTGCACATCAAAAGGGACTTCAGGGCGACCAGAATCACGTAATCTAACCCAATAGTATAAAGCATCAGGATTTTGTTCTAGGAAATTACATATTGCGCGTCCTAAGCAAAGGTTCTTATACTCAGTTTTTGCTTTCCTCGCGCGTCGATAATCGTCGGTGCACTTTGCCACACGAAAACTGTAACTCTCAAAGCTCATGCCTCACCCCATCTGCTCTAAAATGCATAATAAAAAACCCGCCTAGGGCGGGCTGAAAGATTCCAAAATTGGTGTACATAGATGGAATAATAGAAAACAACATCCTCGAAAAAGATTTGTCTTAAGTCTTATCCGAAGAATAGCTTAATTTTAATTTTTCACTACGCTTTTTTCAAGCATAAATGACTGTTAATGCATATATTTTACATTATTTTGCAATCTTCATTTATTTGACCGTCTAGCTTTGAAATGCAGTCACAATGCAGTTTATTTATTATTGTTTTTATGTGCTTCAATTTTCTGTTTAGTTTCGGCGCGCTAAAATTAAATTTATCCTGCATCTGAGTGTAAGTTCTATTCTTCAAAAATAAATACTCCAGCAAAGCATCGCACTCCAATGGCTGAATATATGAATCTCTATCTAATACATAACTTGTTAAATCAATAATGCCTGATAAGTCATAGCCATATTCAGCTTTAATCAGCGTCCATTCAATATTATTTAAAATATCCTCGGTACGTTTTAATACCATTGCACTATTTGCGTGCCATTCATGTTGACTTAGGCCAGAACGGCAATTATCAACTACACCTTTACTTTTAAGCCATTCCTCAATTCTTGCCGAGTTGCTTTTACCCATTATTAATGTATTTTTAATATAAAACGCCTGACATAATATTTCATCAACCGATTTGCAGGACGGAGGGGGATCATTAATTAAATCTGTTATATATGTCATATTTTTTCCAGTCAGTAAACTTAACATCATTTTCAACTCCCCAAGCTGTTATATACTCAATCAGACTAGCCATACGCTTAACTCCCATCTGCGCCGTCGATTCCCTTAGATTGATAACCTCACCCTCTAGCCCTATCGCCATTTCTGCTTGCCCGCCAGTGGCTATCCGATGGCCACTTACAAAAATCATCTTCCACTGCTCAATACTCAGTTTTTTACCGTTGAATGTTTTTTGTTTAGCTATATCTCCCAGCATGGCATGTAATTTGGCATTCTGTTCATCTGAACGTGTAACGCTTCGCACCTCAATGAAAATATCATCATGAGTATTTAGTAATGTGCCTACAAAATCCCAAGCAAGCGTCATTACATCCCGTTTATTTTTTTTGTTAATTTTTCGCTTAAATCTTTCAGTCATAGCAATGCCCGCCTTTTTTCCTTGTATAACCTCTCTATCTGGCGTAAATCATCTTTAGTGTAGTGGAGTGGCTTGTTATCAGATTCCAGCTTTTCTACAGCCTCTAATCCAATACGCTCAGCTAACCTGAGGCGATAGTTAACATGGTTACCGCTTAAATAATTGTTGCAACGCTTACATTGCCCATGACAGTTGTTTTCATTAAAACGCAGGTTAGGTGCTGAGCCTACTGAACGATAATGCCCTGCATCGTAACCGTTAGGCGTATCAGGCAAGGGATTACCACAGCTAATGCAAGACTGGTGCTTATCTCTCAATCTGATAAAGGCATTAAATGCCGCCTGTGCGCGCTTCGTAAGCTGCGGTTTGGTTTCTAATGCGTGTTTGCGGGCTTTTATAACCGCCCTTTCCCGTCGTTTTGCATCCGCCTGTGCTTTTTTGTTTGCAGCCTCACGTTTCCTCTTGTTCAAGGATATAGCGCAAGCTGAACTGCAAACAATCTGTAATGGGCGCAGCTTTTCAAACTCTGCACCACACCAGCGGCATTTTCGCTTGGGTGGTTTTCGTTGAGACTTCATTTATTAACCCCCAAAATGCTTTTCAGAAATCAATTCCAAGTGGCCTAGCTCATCTTCTACAGCCACCAATGCTGATACCGCTTCGCCACCCCAGCCGATCAATATCGACCCACAGCCCGGACTGGATTTGCCCGTTTCGCCATTAGCGTCCACAAAGCGTATCCTACGTCTTACATACAGAATCGCATCCGCTTTTGTGGCATAGTCGTGAAACCAACTACTGTCTGTACGGGAAAATACAAGCGCAATACCCTGCCGGTGCTCATGCATACGCTTCAGCCATTTGCCCGTTTCTGTACCATAGGGAGGATTGAGCCAAACAATTCCATGCCACGGCTGCCCCAATCCATCATCTTCCTTGCAATAGAATTTCTGCGCAGGTATCCATGGAAGCCCGCCTTTAGGTGCTGCTGGATCAATATCAAATTTAAGTCCTAGTTTTTGAAACAGCCATGCGGGCGTATACCACTCAACGGAGTTAGATTTAGAATTTTTCTCGTGCGTGAAACCTTTATTCATTTCCCACCCTTTTTATTTTCGTAATCACTTACCAGCTTTGTATAGGTATCAAAATCTGTTTCAATGATTTTGTAATATCTGGTCTTGCCATCTTTATTCTCATATTTCAAACCACCTACTTTGAGGCCATGTTCTATCGTTATTTGCGCAGATTTGACTACCGCATATACCACGAGAATAATAAGGAAAACTAAAGACACAAAATCAGCAAGTAAGTTTCTACCAATATCCATTTTCACCATCTCCGCAATGTCCGTAACCCGTTTTCTATCGTGTCTGGCTCAATTTCAAAACCAGCCCATTGGCATACCCTTTCAAAATCTCGACTTGTGAAATAATCCATCTCTTGACGTACTGCCCATTCGAGATCTTTGGATTTTGTGCTGCCTATTCTTTCGCGTGCGTCTCTTAGTGCACAAAATATAACCACCACCCATAAGCGTTGGCATGCTTGTGCTTGTTCTTTAATAGCTGCCAGATCAATGTCTATTTCAGTCTCAATCTCATTCATTTGCTTATTCCCTGTCTTTCCATCCGCATAAGTTCTTGGCAGCGTTTTTGTCGCTCAGCATCTTTTCTGGCTATCCACTCTTCCCGCTGTCTTCTCTTCTCGTCCTCTATTGGCTCAAATTTGTTTTTTGGGCACTCCCTGCAATAAGGGAAATATCTCCATCTCTCATCAAACCGACACCAGCCCCAACCGCCTTGTTTTATCAATTCATCGGTGACGTATTCGCCCTTGTGATTTTTTTCTTTCAGTATCCAGTGACGGCAAGCTACGCAGGTACTCATATAACCACCTGCTTTGGATTCTTTCCCTCAAGCACCGCCTCAATTTCATTTAAATACTTCAGAGTAACGGCAAATTTAATATCGACTTCGGCGAGAAAATCGGTGAGTTCAGCGATCCTTTTTTTAAATTCTTCAATATCTGTATCATCGGTAACGATATCTTTAAATTCATTAAATGACGCCTTTATGCCCTTAAAATATGCAGCCTGTACCAATGCTATCCATTGAGCACCTTGATAATCTCCGATAGATATGAATTGCTCGATTTTTTCCGACGTCCCAAATAGATCAGCATTCATCTCTTGCCCTCCTTGTCCAGATTTTCTAAAGATTTAGCCCCAATAAGAATGATAGGAATTGGGAAAATCCATATCAGCGAAAGAACTAAAAATGAAGATAAATATTGGAATGCCATATAGAAATTTTTCGCCGCAGCTTTAATGTCGTTTAACATGCCCTTAGTCATAGAAAACAACCACACATGCGCTGCCTCTTTGATATATTTAATTTTCATTTTTTACCTCTACGCTTCTCAACATCCCGAATGAAGGCATTTATGAACTTTTTATTTTTATTTTTCTTCATGCCGTACCAAACAATTGGAATTACCAAAAACGGGCAAAACAGGACAAATATCAAGATAACGGGAGCAAATACGCCGTTGTCTTCTATAAATTCTTTAAAGGTTATGATTCCATCCCAGATAGGCGTAAATATTGCCTTTAGCGTATCCACCCATATAAATAACCACGCCCAAAAAGCTATTTTTAAGTTATCCACGATACGACCCCATCAGCTCATTGCGCATTTTTGCGTTAGTAGATTAATCAAATTCCCCAACTTCGCCTTGCCCTCTGCTTTTTGCTTATCAGTCAGTAAATTGCCCGTCTCGATATCCATGCGCTCTTGAGATGCCGGCAATAAAGCCAAGGCATAATCGTTTGTGATGCGCCCGTTAGCTGTAGCCTCTTTGACCACTTGCGCCAGTTGCTCTTTGTCCAGCCCTGCACTAACGTACCAATCAGGCTGTATGCCCTTTGCTTTTTTCTCGCTAACTATGCGCTCGTATGCGGTTTTGAAAGCAGTCCCTGCGCGGTATTTATCGCCTGCATTAAACAGTGCTGCTGCGCTTTCTGCTGCCCGCATGGCGGTGTGAGTTGTCAGGATTGACAGGTTTTCGTTATTCCACCCCGCCACCAAAGCGTTAAATGCTTCTTCTGCGGGTTGCCAACCATCGTCTATGCGCTCCAGTATCGCTGCTATCGTCAATTTGCCTTTTAGCTCCCGACGGCAACGCGCAAATGCGATTAAAACCTTATCCAGCGGGTAAGCCAGTAATTCTTCGGCCATGACAAACATGGCGTTATCGGATAATTGCGTGCCGGTTAATTCGGCTGTAACGGCAATTGCCTGCATGATTTTTTCAACACTCATTACGCCAACCCCTTTGCTCGCAGTTTGGCTAGCGCGCTCTTGGCCGCCTCGTAATTGCTTTGTGTGCTTTCAGTCTGGCGTGCTTTGGTTTGTGTCATCTGCTCGCCCCTATGCATGTCAGTCAATACCTGCTGATAGGATTTGAGCAAGCAGCCAAATTCATGTCGGCATTGCACAAACCAGCTGCCGTTGTGTGATAAAAAATATTCAGCTAGCGCTGGCGCAACCTCCTTGCCAACGTACCTAACCAGCGTTGCGACCTGTCCACGGGTTTTTTGATTAGCGGCTGGTAGCACCCCGTACCGATTGCGATAGGCTCTTGCGTATGACTCCCAGCAGGCGACATTGTCAGGGTTCGCTTGTTTGGATTTTTTCACTTGACCCGATGGCACTGTGGGTGCGTTAGCAACCCCCGTGCCTATTATTGATGGTTCTAATTGATGGTTCTTTGATGGTTCTTCTTTAAAGGAAAGTGCAGAATTTGCAGGTAACTCTGCGGTAATTTGCACATTGGTAGGTGCAGATTCTGCATGTGCAGAATTTTCACATGCAGATTTTGCAGGTGCAGAATTTGCACCTTGGCTAAAATTATCTAAGTTGATAACGTATAAATTTGCCAGCCGTCCACCACCTTTTTGCCTGCGCTCAGCAGTTAAAATCCCATGCTTTTTTAGTTTGTTAATCTGGTCTATTAAAGACCGTGGGCTCATGCTGCATTTTTGAGCCAAATACTCTTGGCTTGGGTAGCAAACACCATCATCATTAGCGTGGTCGCATAGTGCTAATAACACCAGCTTTTCGCCTTGTGATAAGTCCATTTCCCAAGCTTTAGCCATTAATTTAACGCTCATATTGCACCTCTAATCTAGGCTAGCCAGTGAGTAACGCGCATAACGTACTCCTGATTTTTCATCTTTCACCATCAGCGTATTAATTACGTGCCCATCTTGCTTTAGGTCATAAATCCGCGCGCCTAGTCTCATACAGCCAAACTTGCGCAAAGCATCTAATGGCGTTATTGAATTGCCAGCTCTCATATACTCAAGAATCTGACTTGTCTGAGTTGTTTTAGTCGTCATCGCGAGCATCCTCTAGCTCCGGCCAATATTCCATGTAATCTAAAGGTCGGAGATCTTTCCTTGTCACTTCGCCATTAGTAAAATTTTCTATCGCGACAGCTAATCGCAATGGTATTTTTTTTCTCCCAGTGGCGATCATTGATACAAATCCTCTGGTAACACTTAAAGCCTTTGCTAGTTGCGAGCTTCTGCCTCGCTCTTGTAGAAGATAAACCCTTAGCTCCATATAAACCTCATTAGTTTTTTATAAATATACCATAGGTTAAAAAATAAAGGTGAATATATTTATATTTATACACCTTTGGTATGTAAAAATTTATGTAATGTTTATCATTGGTAAGCATGTATAATTTATTCCTTTAACAAAAGGAACATACATATGAACAACCGAACACTGAAACTGCGTTATTTAATTGAGCGAGATTTTGGAGGCAGCCAAGTCGAGTTTGCAAAAGCAATTAAGCGCAAGGCTGCCCAAGTTAATGCGTTGGTCAAAGGAGGAGAGGCCAAAGGCGGCAAGAATCTTGGAGATGCCTTAGCCTTATATATTGAGCGGACATTAGGGCTAGTAATAGGATGGTTTGATGAACCAATTGAGGGCGATAACAGTCTTTCAAAGTCTAATGAAACAGTCAACAAAGCATTAGGTAGAGAATTGGGCTCGTCGAGAGTGGGGTTCGTTGAGGCTTTTGATGAATCAAGTGATTTATTTGATTGGGAAGTTGAGGTTCCGTTTTATACAGATATTTGCTTATCAGCTGGTAATGGATTTTCGGCTGATATTCAAGACTATAATAATTTGAGATTAAGATTCTCGGCCGATATGTTGCGTCGTTATAATGTTAATCCTAATTATGCAGTATGCATTGCGGCGGACGGTGATAGTATGGAGCCGGTGATACCAGATGGGGCAATAGTTGGGATAAATACAGGGGATAAGACACTTCGGGATGATAAATTATACGCTATCAATCATGATGGGCTTTTGCGCATCAAAACTTTGCGTAAACTCCCTAGTAATAAAATTTTAATTCAAAGTTATAATAAAGCTCTATACCCTAACGAAGAGGTTGGTATGGAGGATATTAGTATCATAGGGCGCATATTCTGGTGGTCGGTTTTTATTTGAGAGTTAATACATATTAATATACGTATTTCATTGAATATTACCTCCCTCTACATAATTTCACCAGATTAATCCTTATACTTCTGCCGTTTGTTTAGTTAGGAAGATTTTGGATGAAGACTATACAAGAAACGTATGCGGAACGCTTGGAAATGCTGGTGCAAAGGTACGGACAGACTAAATTAGCCGAAGTGATAAATTCACATGCAATATTAATACAGGACTGGATTAATAGTTTAAAATCGGAAGATGAAACAAAAACATCTTGTACGCGAGCTATAGAGGCTGTTAGACAGATAGAAAAACTGCTCGGGCTTGAACGCGGATGGTTTGATCAGCCTGTCAAAGAGGGGGAGTTTATCAAATTATCCAACTTGCCAAAATCTGATGAGACCATCACTTATCAAGTAAAACAATCGCACAACAGTGGCGATTTAGTGCAATTTAGGTTGTTGGATATAGAAAAGTACACATGTGACACAACCTCTGGTATAAATCACAATAGTATTAAGCGCGTAGATATAGATCGAGGCTGGGCGATCACTCACCTAGGCTTAGATTTGGATGATATCGCATTGGTTACAGTCTATGGGGACAATATGTTTCCGACACTGGTTGAAAATGATGTGTTGTTTGTTGATATGTCTGTAAAAGATTATATAAATGATGGGGTTTATCTACTATCCGAAGCATCTGTAATTAAGGTTAGACGGTTACAAATGATATTCAGTGATATCCATATCATCAATGATAATGACAAATATTCTAATCAGAAAATTTCTATAAAAGAAAAAGATAAGATTAATATTCTAGGGAAAATCAAAAGAGTATGGTCGTTACGGCGATTTTAAAACTCTCCAATAAAAACTCCAAGGCGCATTCTAAAATTGAATGCGCTTTTTTTGGGCAAACCTGAGTCCATCAAGCCCAATCATCAAGAAATAAACATTAATTTCAACTACTAATCACAATTTTACAACAAAAATAAATCAATAAAATAAACCACATACACAAAAAGTAAACCCATAACAACCTTTATAAATACACCTTCGATTAATTTTATCTTGCAATTTAATTTACCTGAGGTATACTAACTGCATCGAAGTTAAACAACTTCACCGCATCGGCTCAGGGCAGCGGAATATAAAAGCCCGAGGCAAGTTAGGGAGCTTGCTGGCAAGCCGTTAAGCCCTCGCGGGCGGCCAGAACAAAACCAGTAAGCTCGCCGAAAAAGTAGGCTTTAATGTAGGGCTTACAGACAGACAAGTCTAAAAATCCAAAGAACTTTATGAAAGGAGAACGACTTCAAACACCAACTTTGACATATATCTGAATGTACAAATACTTAGATATATTAATAGGCTAAAGAAAAAGCCGATTCTAACGAGTCGGCTTCATTGTTTGGCTTACTAGCTTAATGATATTAGTTTTTAAATCTGTACTCTGGTATTTCACCAGCAAATAAGGCTGCAAAATATTCAGATAATCTTAGTTTTCGTTCTTCCGGATATTGTCTGTCTGGGGTCATTCCCAACATTTCTAAGGCAGACAAACGTGCCGGATGAGAAAGGAGACCAATTTCATCTGTATCGTATTTAGTTGAATCCGCCAGATGGTTTGCAATCTCTTCATTACTCATGCTACCCATCTTTTTATACAATTTACAGTATAGGCAGTAGTTATCTTTTGCAGCCTGTGTTTTAGCACTAGGAGTATAAATGATTTGAATTGCAGTTATAACTGCTAAAAATATGCCAGAAAAAGTACCATTAACTAAACCTCCAATACTTCCAATTGCTGTCATACTTGATAGTATAAGGAAAAATGAAATTAACTTATCTATTCTACCGAAAAATTTATACATTAATTTTTCAAAGCACAAAGAGTAAGCTACTTCAAGTTCTAAGTCTGGTCGGTTCTGTTCTGGGTTGGTCATTTATGTTCCTTTACTTTTTGTTTGTACCTCCATTTTGGGAGGTACCTGTTGGCACCGGGGCTGGAGATTTTGACACATGTCCTTTAACAGATGATGAAGCTGGATATTTTGACACATGTCCTTTAACAGATGATGGAGCTGGAGATTTAAGGGCATGGTCATAAGCCATTTTATTTTTATCATTACTCATGATAAGTACCTTATTTTGCTAGGTTGTTTATGGGAAATTCAATTCTAGCAGAAACCACATACTTAGTGGCTAAAAGAGTGACAGCTCGGAAAGACGGGCAATACATCTAAGTTTAAAAATCGCAGCCCATTCTAACGAGTGGGCTTTAGTTTTTGAGCTTGATATCAGTATGTAACTAACTACCCAACAAATCAGCGAGCTTCAACTACTCTTTAGAAGCACGCACCGCCAATAGGAGACTTCAATGCTAGAACTTCAACCAGATGTGCAATGGGGCAAAGATGTAGCTTATGAAGAAGCCATTGATGCGGAAGTTGATTTAAAGATAACTACAGAACCTATTGAGTATTTAGAGGGATTGGTTAGTTATCAAGTATGGGACGAGATAGTTTTAGCCCTCGAATGTAATCCCATTGAGTTAAATATAAGCACAGAACTTATTGAGTGCTTGGATGACATGGTTGATTACAAACTATGGCGCAAGATAGTTTCAGCACTACAACGCGTCGCAGAAGAGGAGTTGGAAACTAATGGATATTAACCATCAAAGTAATAGCAAGGAGTAAAACATGGGAATAACCACTGAACGACTAGCTGATGATGAACTAGTAAGGGTAGCCAATGATGCTATTGGCGAACTGCGCCGCTCAGAATACTACGAGGCCATGCAAAAAGTAGCAAATGAGCTGGCTAAGGCAATTTATTTAGGCGGCCATTACAAACAGCAGACAGTTGGGCAGATATTAAGCCATCTGCCACTAGAGGCTGAAAAAATGGTTATTAAGTATATTAAAAAGAACGCAAATTGAAAGGATTTAATCATGATTGAAGTTACTAAAGCAAAGAAGATTGAAACAAAAGCATCTGAAATTAAATACCCTGTAGCTCGAAAATCAAAACACAACGGGGAGGTTGTTCTTTTTTACGGGGAGAAAAGCGGCGTGGTGGTTGAGGCTGGCGACCCGCGCAAATCACGCAACTCTGTGGGAACTATATCGGAGAATTGGACTTCCTACACAGATGAAAACACGTGGGAGCCTGTAGACGCTCACATTTACGGATAACTTATCAATTCAAATGCATTCAATGAGTGCATTTTCGTGGATGAGTAGACGCAGCCAGCTAGTAGCTGGCTTTTTATTGGAGTTAAATAATGAGCACAGCTATACAGCAGTTCAGGCGTGACCAGCCTAGGCTTAATGCTGAATTTTTGGCTAAAAAGCAGGCCGAGCATGAAAAATTTATCAGTTATACACCTAAAAAACAAGCTCGACTTAAACTACGTAAATTTCATAAAGAATTTCAAGCAGATAGTCTTATAGACAAAGATTATAGCTTTAATCCAGTAGACTCTAAAACCTTAGATAAATTTGCCGATTTCTTAACACATAAGTTGAAATACATTAAAAACCCGCAGCAATTAGCAAACACTGGAATTTTTGATGAGCTTTTGGATTACGGGGATTTTAAAAATGATGAACTTGAACAACTACTCTCGGGCGGTTTGATTGAAGAGGCTAATACTAGGCGGGATAGGGATTATCAATATACTAAGGCAGCCAAGCTTTTAGCCAGTGCGCTATACGCAGACCCACCAGATTTTTCAAAAGTTAATGCTAAAGCCGCTGAGCGTGAAAAGAAAAAGGAAGAGGCTAAAAAAGCAAAAATAATGAGCCAGCGAGCAGCTAGGACATATTTAAACGTCCCCTACCCTGAACGGTGGATTGCTAAGCAGCATGGAGCCAGATGGGATAAAGACGTAAAAAAATGGTATTTGCCCGAGGGCGTAGAAATGCATGAGGATTTAAAACAGTATGCCCTCAAGAAGTAGAGGAAACCATGATTAAACTACAGATAACTGCATTTATTGCGGTTTTTTTTATGACTGTATCAATGATGATATTGCCTGTACAAACTGAACAGGAATTACAGCGCGAACGTCAAGATTATGCAGCCAGACTTCTAAAGCTGGAAGAAGAACAGGCAGATTTAGAAGTTAAACGGATAGCTGATGCATATGCGCGGATGAGTGATGAAGAACGCTTGCGTGGTGATGCTGAGGCTCACAAGAATTATTAACTACAGACTATTTTTGGATTGTGCAATCCAAAAAATGGATAAGGTAAAAAAATGAGCGAAATGCCTACTAGTGAAATCTACTCTTTTCTTCAGGAGGCTTATGATTATTTTAACACCAAACTCTTCAATGGTGCACTACCTCACTGCCTGATAACTCTTCAAAGAGAGAAAGGATGTAGCGGCTATTTTTCACCTGAGCGGTTTATTAATTCTAAAAATAAAAAAACAGATGAGATAGCTTTAAACCCAAGCGTCTTTGCGGTTCGAACTATAGAAGATGTTTTATCAACCTTGGTTCATGAACAAGTACATTTATGGCAACACCATTACGGGAAACCGGGACGACGCGGTTACCATAACAGAGAATGGGGCGTCAAAATGAAAGAAGTGGGGTTATTCCCTAGTTCTACCGGCAAAGAGGGCGGAAAAGAAACTGGTGAATCTATGACGCACTATATCATTCCGGGCGGAATGTTTGATGTTGTTTGCGCATCGCTGGTTAACAAATATTCGCAAATTCCGTGGCTTGATACTCGCCCGCCTTATATATCACCAACTCTATTAGAGTTAATAGAAATGCTTTCTAATGAAGAAAGCGATAACACAGAAGATAAACCTGTCGAGCCGTTTGTACTTCCACCTGAAAAAAAGATAAATAAAAGCAATCGCGTTAAATATTCCTGCCCATATTGCAAAACTTCGGTATGGGGTAAGCCTGATATTCGGATTGCTTGCGGCAATCCTGATTGTGATCATGTTGAATATGAAGAGGTAATAAAAAATGTATATGTTTAAATTTGCAGAGGCGGTATCAACCATTCCCAGATGGACGGTTGTGTATGCGGACAGCTGCAACATGACAATTCGCTCCCCATTTGAACTTGGCGATGGGGTGCGACTTATGTTTACTGTTTACAGCGGAAATGAATTATCGTTTGAGTTGACAGATGGTTGTCGAACTAAAGCGTACGTCGTTGATAGAGGATTAGGCCTAACAGAAGAATTAATACAGGAATTAAATAATACGCATGGCATTAAATACGCACAGGTTATTGATGGTGAAATCATAGCAGAGCATAGGGATTTAAATCTATTGCACAAAGCGATTGAGGACGCAGCAAAGTTGGCACTCGCTATGGTATTTAGGTGCTCAAATATCAATAACCGAAAGGAATAAAAATGAAACAAGGTAGCCTTGAGGATGATGTAGTTGAGATTGTTAATGCCTTAAAACTAAGGGAGTGGGCGGAGCATTGTACTACTACCGAGCTGGGGCAGGAATTAGAGGCAGAAATTACTAAATTAATTGGCCAGCTAAATCATTATATTCAGCTATATATTCAGCTATGTGAGAAGCATACCATTCCCAGAGAGTAATCAAATGAATAATGTAACTTACAAGCCGGGAAAGAAAGGTATTCACGTTGTTGCCTTCCGCACAGCCCTAAAGAAAGAAAAAAGCAGCAATCCCAAAAAAATCGAGCAAGGGAAATGCAAACTTGTCAAAACAGTTATCGCAGAAAAAACATTTGACGAATGGAAAGCAGCTTACGCATGGGGTAATCAGTTTTTGTGAGGTGTGTTCTGACCCGCCCAGCGCGCAGGTGGCGGGATTAATAACAGCGCGCAGCACATGGTTAGTCTTCCTTAGCTTCCGTATGTGCCGACTGACCGCCGTAAGCGGTCGTTATTCAAAACAGATTATCGGAATTGAAATGGTTAAATGCATATACTGCGGCAATGACGCGGAGCTAGTTACTGGGGAAAGAATTTACCCACATCGGCCAGATTTATACACGCTTAACTTTTGGCTGTGTGCACCCTGTGATGCGTATGTAGGCTGCCATAAAAAAGGCGCAAACATTCCAAGAATTGGGAAAAGTGATGGCACATTACCGTTAGGCAACCTTGCTAATGCCGAGTTAAGAAAGTGGCGAAAATCTGTACATTCAGTACTAGACCCTGTCTGGCAATCTAAACAGATGGGGCGTAGAGATGTTTACAGAAAGCTGGCAAAGCATTTAGGCATACGCTATAGAAAATGCCATGTTAGCTTGTTTAGCATTGATAGATGCCAAAAAGCTATTGAATTTTTTAAAAAAGAATTTCCGGCTAGCTAATCGCTGGCTTTTTTATTGGAGCTTGAAAATGAGTAACACTAACGCAATCCAAAAAGCAAAAGATATTAAAACCTTTTTAAACAGCCCAGCTATTCAAAAAAAAATGTATGAGCTGGTTAATAAAAATACTGCCAGCTTTGCAACCTCAGTTATGCAAATTGTGAATAATAATGAAATGCTTTTGAAGGCTGACCCATTATCTATTTTTAATGCAGCTTGCATGGCAGCAACTTTAAACCTGCCAATTAATAATAATTTCGGCTTTGCCTATATCGTCCCCTACCATAATAAAAAAACAGGGCGAGTTGATGCGCAATTCCAGCTTGGCTATAAAGGGCTAATACAGTTGGCTCAGCGTTCAGGACAGTTTGAACGCCTTGTTTCATTGCCGGTTTATAAAGCTCAATTAACTGAGAAAGATTTAATTAATGGCTTTAAGTTTGACTGGGAGGTTGAGCCTGATGAAAATGAAAAACCTATCGGCTTTTATGCTTATTTCAAGTTAATTAATGGGTTTACTGCTGAGCTTTATATGACAACAAGTCAAATTGATAAGCACGCTAAACGCTACAGCCAGTCATTTAAAAAGGGTTATGGTGTATGGGCTGATAATTATGAGCAGATGGCCTTGAAAACAGTAACTAAATTGTTGTTATCTAAATATGCTCCCTTGTCTATTGAGCTGCAAAAGGCCGTTTTATCAGACCAATCAGTCATTAAGGACGTGACTGAGGATAAGTTTGATTATATAGACAATCAAAATACATCTCTGGATTTATCCGTGGCAGTTGATGACGGGTTGATGCAAACGCTTGTAGAAAATATTACTACAGGAGAGGTAAGTAAAGAAGCGGTATTAAATGGGGATTACAAATTTACACCCGAACAACGGGAAGTAATTGAGGGACTTTGAAATGAAAATAAGATGCTCAGCAATATCACTGATAATCGGGGATGGTCGAACTAAAGGAAACCATCTTTCTGATACGGCTAAATCGTACTTGATGACCTTGGCAAAAGAAAACCTATACAGCGTTCAGAGATTCGCCGGCGATAAGGAAACTGCCAAAGGCAAGCAGTTGGAAGACTTGGCTATAAAGGCAAGCGGAATGAAGCGCGGGCGGGTATTTACTAAAAATACCACCCGTTTGGAAAATGACTGGATTACAGGTGAATGCGATATTTATGTGCCAAGCGAACGGCTGATTATTGATACAAAATGTTCATGGGATGTTTTTACACACCCGCAGTTTGTCGATGAGGCTCAAAAGAAAGCTCAAAAGGCCGGATATATTCATCAGATGCAGGGTTATATGTGGCTTTATGATTGCGATAAGGCCGATATTGATTTTTGGCTATTCCCCTGCCCTGAAAACTTATTGGGTGCTTACGACCGCGCGGAAGTGCTGGTTGATGCGGTCGAGGATATTCCATTGCTTAAACGAGTTACTACTGTAACGATAGAAAGGGATGAAAAGGCAATTGAGAAGATTAAAGAAAAGGTTGAAATTTGTCAGGAATATTATGCAATCCTGATGAAACAGGCGGCGTGAAAGGATAATCCATGTCTGTTAATAAAGTTATTCTAGTCGGTCGCTTGGGTCGCGACCCTGAAACTCGATATATGCCCAGTGGCGAAGCTGTAACCAATTTTTCTATTGCTACCGAAGAACGATGGAAAGATAAATCTGGGCAGTCTCAAACACGTACCGAATGGCACAACATTACCCTGTTTGGCAAGCTGGGCGAAATCGCCAGCCAATATTTGCATAAAGGTAGCCAAGTATTTATTGAGGGTCGTATTCAAAGCCGTAAATACAGTGGCAAAGATGGTATCGAACGTACTGCTTACGACATCATTGGGAATGAAATGAGAATGCTTGGCAGTAGCAATAATTCCCATGATTCAGGCGGACATAATACTGCACCCGCGGCTTCCAATTCTCCACCAGCACCACCACGCCGCCAAGCACCACGACCAGCACCAACTCCGGCGCCGGTAGATGATATTGACGATGATATCCCATTTTAATAATTATCTATTACAAGCCGCCTAGTGCGGCTTTTCTATTGGAAATTCCTATGCCTAAATAGCCAAGCCCGCCAAATAAAATAAACTCAGTGAAGCTGCAACTTCACTGAGTTTACCAAGGTAGACAGAATTATTACCTGTCTTCTGTAAAAGTCAAGAAAAAAATCACTTGCATTTTTACTATTCAAGCAGTAATGAGTGTACAGTAATTATATATTCTTGTCTATTCTATCTCATTTAAAAGCTAATAGCAAGGATCATGATGCCGGATGCGTATATGCTTCTAATTATACTTATAGGATTGGCATTTATTTTCGCAATATCAACAATGTTTGCCGCACTTTTGGAAGTGTTGCTAGATAAATTCGACAGATTTAGAAAATGAGACATTGGGCATTTATTGATTATTTAAATCCAAATTGAAAGGAATTAATCATGCTTGAAGTTAAGAAACCAGATGCATCTGAAATTAAATACCCTGTAGGCAGAAAATCAAAGTTTACAGGGGTAATTGTTATCTTTTGGGAAGAGAAGTGTGCTACTGTTGCTTCACCCGGTGAAACCGATGACCGAGCTGGGCTTGGGCATGATGGGTGGCCTTCATGCACGGATGAAGATACATGGGAACCGGTAGACATACACATTTACGGATAGCTTATCAATTCAAATGCATTCAACGAGTGCATTTTCGTGGATGAGTAGACGCAGCCAGCCAATCGCTGGCTTTTTTATTGGAGTTTTTAACTTTTTAACCACGTTGGAGACAAAAAATGAACGAAGAAATGAAAGTTTTTGCTGAAGAAATTTATGAAAAAATTACCAATGGCGTTGAATTATCTGAGGATGAACTTAGAGAAGTGCTTAACTGTTTTGAAGTAGACGAAGAGGTCACTGATAAAAATCGATGGGACGAGGATGTAACAACAATTGTTCGTATAGGAGATAAATATTTTGCGATTGATTGGCGTCGGGGTTTAACTGAGAATCAGGATAATTGTATTGAAAATCAACCGTACGAAGTTTTGAAAAAAACCAAAACGGTTACAGATTGGGTGCCGGTATCATGGGAACAGAATGAAGATGAAGATGATGAAGATGATGAAGATTATTAATATATTTTAATACAGAAGCCAGCCTAGTGCTGGCTATTATTTTGGAGAGTAACAATGAGTAATGAAAACTTAGAGATTAAATATTTCCAGATTGGGCTTGAACCCGAAATATTCCCAGCTCATGACATAGATAGCGTAAAAGAATATCTTGTAAAGCACAATTGGCCAAAAGAGTATATACAAGATATAGATGATGGCAACTATAAACTAGTTAGTCCAGATTTTGAATTTAAAGACGATGATGGCGATAAACATAAGTTGTCTGAATGGTTTTTACGGGACAGAACAGGGCAACTTATCCCCGGGCAAGTACTTGAACTAGAGTGATAGTAACCAGTTAAACAACCAGCCGCTATATGCGGCTTTAATTTTTTGGAAAAATTTATTATGGAAGCAAATAAAGAAACAAAACTTTGTTACGCGGTTGTCGATGAAAATGGTAACGCCTATGACAACAAAGTACATGATTCTATTGAGGAAGCTGTATCGTTTGCTGACGAATTCGTAAAGTCAAGAGTATTCACAACTGTTCACGCGTATGAGCAAGTGCCAATCTCACCTAGTGGCGTTAGTCTTATTGATGTGGGCGATTTGCTTTTGGAATTAGATGAAAGGCTTGAGGATAACGGGTTTGAGGGGGCTGAAGTAGCTGATTCGTTGTCTGATGACGAAGTTAAAGCGTTACAAGACAAGATTGATAAGCTTTTAGATGAGCATATTAAAATTCCTTATTATGAGTCTGGCGAATTAGTTAAGAAAATCACATTAACCAAAGATGATTTAAAAAATTATTTGTAAATCCATAGGCCAGCAACTGCTGGCTTTAATTTTTGGAGGCTACATGCTCACATATGGAAGTGTATGCAGTGGTATCGAGGCTGCCAGCGTGGCGTGGCGGCCTTTAGGATTTAAACCTTTATGGTTTTCTGAAATTGAACCATTCCCCTGCGCTGTACTGGCTCATCACTGGTCTAACGTACCCAATCATGGCGATATGACAAACCTTACAGATGCCATTCTTTCTGGGCAAATACCAGCCCCAGATATTCTTGTAGGTGGTACGCCATGTCAAGCATTCAGTGTCGCAGGTGGTCGCGAATCATTAAATGATGAACGCGGTAATTTAACTCTTGAATTAGTGAGATTGTTAGATGCAATTGACTTTGTTCGAAAACGAAGCGGTGAGCAACCCGCTATCCTTGTCTGGGAAAACGTCCCCGGAATTTTGTCAACAAAAGATAATGCGCTGGGCTGCTTTCTGGGAGCACTTGCCGGCGAAAGCCTACCATTGCAGCCGGCAGGGGGAAAATGGACAAACGCTGGTTTTGTGTCTGGACAAAAACGCAAAATCGCGTGGCGCACCCTTGATGCTCAATTTTTCGGAGTGCCCCAACGACGCCGTCGCATCTTCCTTGTCGCAAGTGCTCGAGACAACATCAGTGTCGCAAAAATACTTTTTGAGCAGCAAAGCTGCTGCGGGGATTTTGCGCCGAGCGCAAGAGAAAAAACAACAATTGCCAAAACCCTTACAACAGGCATTGGTACACGTCTCAATGCATCAACAGATACATTCGTTGTAGTTAATGGCAGGCAAGACCCTGTAGTCTCTAGTATAGCGGGTGTTGTGGATACTCAAGCTAATACTAATATTGTTATAAATTCCAATATCATCAACAAAACAATTAAATCCGGTGGTAATGGTAAAGGAGTAATAGATGACAACACAATGTACACACTAACTGCTACAGATAGGCATGCAGTTATGCATCTTGATTGCGTGCGTCGCTTGACGCCTATTGAGTGCGAACGCTTGCAGGGTTTTCCAGATAACCACACATGTATCCCCTACCACAACAAACAAGCGTTTGAATGCCCTGATACGCCACGGTATAAAGCCATTGGTAACTCGATGGCCGTCCCTGTAATGCGATGGATAGGGCAAAGAATTAAACAGCACATAGCCAGCAACTAGCTGGCTTTTTAAATCGATAAAGGATTTATTATGGTAATACCCAATGATAAACAGTCTATTGAAAAAATTAAAAAATATTTGAAAGTATCGCTATCAGCAAACGCCGATGAGAACGCCAAGACATTAAATCAGGCTATGATCATGATGCGTGATTTGCGCCAGCCAGATGAGGATATATCTTCTGTGGAAGTGAAAACTTCACATTCGAGACTTTATAACTATAAAGGCTTTGATTCGTACTTACATTGGCAAAACGAATTATTTTCCATGTGCCAAAGAGTATTTGAAACAAGGCATTGCCTAGTAAACAAATTTAATTGGTCTTTTGGTAAATATTACCTGCATGTAATGTTCTACGGACTTCCGCCCTGCCCCGAGTTGAGTGTATACGCTTACAGAATTTTAATGCAGCAAATTCACGCCATACGCCCTGAATTCATGAAAAGCGTATCAAAGAATAAACGCAAACATGCAGATGCGCGTTGTTTGGAATGGGTGGACGAGATTAGATCTAAATTAGATAGACATGATGTGCCGCTTGAAGTGCAAAGAAAAATTGGAGCTTTTAGAGATAGTTTAACTTTTATTGATTAACAGGACAGATAACATGAAAACTAAATTGATTATAGCTGCCATAGCGGCTTTTTTTATTGCTGGTTGTGAAATGACAGAAGCCGAGAAAGCTGAAGCACGTAAAATTAACGTAGAAACAGATACCTCGCGTATAAAAGAAACACATATGACTTTAAGTGATGGGCGCAAAATCACCTGCCTTTTTTACGACGGTTATTATGCCGGAGGTCTATCCTGCGACTGGCATAATACACAGCAACCTAAACAACCTTAAGCAAATGTAACAACACACACACCGGCAATTGGCCGGATTTTTATTAATGGAACGACAAATGCAACCACGATTACTTAGAGTTGCGCAAGCGGCCGCCTATTGTGGCTGTAGCATTAATCACTTTAAGGCTCATATTGCGCCTCATATACCAGCACAGAACTGGCTGTTTGAAAATGGATCAGTTTATGACAGGCATGACATAGATAAATTCATTGAAGATAGAAAAACTGAAAATCTTGCCGAAAACGTAAAAAAGAATAAAAATACATCACGTGGCAAGCGGCTTTATTTAAAGAAAGGAAATACTTTATGGCCGCAAAAGGACTGTCAGGACTTATACTCCGCAACGGAATCTGGCACCTCAACAAGCAATATCGAGGCAAAACAATTCGCCGAAGCACTTACACAAGTAAGAGGAAAGAAGCGGAAGCTGTCTTAATCCAGCTTATGGCTGAAATTGATAGGATGAAAGACTTTAAAGAACGCCCTGTTTATACTTGGCGGCAAGCAGCAACTAAATATCTTCTTGAATACAAGGATAAGCCAAGCATAGGCTTATTGGCCTTGCAGCTCGAATATCTGGATGGCTTTATAGGAGATTTACCATTAACACAGATACATGATGGAACTTTACAGCCTTTTATAGAATACCGAAAAAAAGTCGGATTTAATAAACAGGCAAAGAATGGGGTAAAAAATAGGACGATTAATATTGCCCTTAATTATGTAATAGCAATACTGAATTGTGCTGCAAGGTCGTGGCGCGATGAAAATGGATTAACTTGGATAGAAACTGTACCGAAGATCACAAAACTGGATGAGAAAAAGCAAGAACGCCCACCTTATCCGTTATCGTGGCTTGAGCAGCGAATTTTCTTTAAAGAACTGAATGGACGTTTACGAAATATGGCTCTCTTCAAGGTTAATACAGGAACCCGAGAACAGGAAGTATGCCAGCTTAATTGGCAGTGGGAGGTTAAAGTGCCTGAACTTGATACCAGTATTTTTATAATCCCGGCTGATTTCGGCGGTCGCACCGGAAATGGGGGCGTAAAAAATACTGATGAAAGGATAGTTGTACTCAATGACACTGCTAAACAAGTTATAGAAGCCCAGCGCGGATTACATCCTAAATACGTATTTCCATACAACGGGAAAGCAGTTGGCCGAATGTTAAACAGCTCATGGAAAAAAACCAGAACACGAGCGGCAAAAGAATATGAGCGAATAACTGGAGCGCCAGCCAATAAGGGCTTTAAAAGTTTGAGAGTTCACGATCTTAAGCACACTTTTGGCCATCGACTAAGAGTCGCAGGTGTATACGAGGAGGATAGAAAAGATTTGATGGGGCATAAATCCGACAAAAGTGTAACTACACACTATTCAGCGCCAGCGCTTGAATACATGATTGAATTGGCGAATAAGGTATTGGAAACTGCTCCTCAGCAAAGGAAGTCCCTCACCATTATAAGGAAGAAAGCAGCATGA